GCCCCTATACCTAATATTTACTATCCACTATGTTGGGATGGTTCAGAAATCTATAGTAACGAAAGTATTACTTTGAAATCATTTGTAATACAACATCCAACAAACGAGGGTAAGTATCTAGTACATGTTTGCTTAGAAGGTCCTGAAGTTGGTGTTTACTATAGAGGAAAATCTAAATTGGAAGGAGGTATAGCACAGATTACATTACCTGATTACGTGCCATATATAGCACATGACTTTACAGTTACTCTCACACCAAAATATAATAAAAACATTAAACCCACAATATTATCCTATTCTGAAATTGTTGGTAATACGTTTCAAGTATATGGGGATAATGACGTCGAATTTAGTTGGGTTGTGCATGGGAAACGCTACGATATTGCAGCAGAACCTGATAAGAAGGATCATATATTGTGTGGAGATGGACCTTATACTTACTTGACGAATAGAAATGAATCGAAAGATGAAATTAACAAGTAAAATAAATGACATTTCGAAAAATTATAGACATTTTCAAAAAGTATGATTATGAAATATTGATTGTTGTACTTGTCATATCTTTTACCGTATTGTCTGTGTTTAGATTATGCACATATACATCCAGATATTTTAAACTACACACCAAGACGCTAAAGAACGACGAATCACAATCTATACAACCAAAAAGAGAAAGTTCTGGAGAGATCGAATGCAGACGTGTATTGGAGTCTATATTCAAAAGACCTTTCAATAAAATAAGACCTGATTTTCTAAGGAATCATGTAATCGGAACAAATAATCTGGAACTCGACTGTTATAATCACGACCTTAAGTTAGCAGTTGAATACAACGGACAACAACATTACAAATTTACACCATACTTTCATAAAAGTTATGATGCGTTCCATAATCAAAAATATAGAGATTATATAAAATCTGATCTGTGTAGAAAAAATGGAATCACATTAATTGAAGTTCCTTATACCGTACAAGTTCCTCACATCGAACAATATTTAATAACAAAACTTAAACAACATAAACTAGTATAAGTTGTAAAACTGGTTTACAACTTATGAATTAAGTTATACACGCTTATACTCTACTGTAGCATAGCAAATGTGGATAGGTTAGGCGTACATAGGGTACAGGTGCTTTATTTATTTAAATCCGTAAATGTACTAATATAAATGACTGTTCATAGGTGTATCATATATCCATATATACTTAAATTATGTGATCATATAACCAGCAATTTCTGGAAAACTATTTTCGAAAACTTAGCTTATGGAATAACCATAGATAATTGTTCTATACAATTTAATAACGTGTGTTCTACTGTAGTTGATACGAAATGTAAACTTGAAAAGGACGATATTAATTTGTATACAAAACTTATGGATATATTTGAACAGTCGTTAACAGACAATGAAAGAAATTTATTATTTCTTGAAAATTCGATAACAAAAGTGTCTATCAAAAAAAAAATGGTAAAGGATATACTGTTAGAAAGATTTATACTGTCTATCAAAAAAACATATAATCTTACATTAAAACAAGCAAAACATATTTTATTGTACCTTTCATTCGCTCTTCTGTTTAAAATTATTACTTCAAATGATATATTATACACAGACGATGACATCGAGTCAATAACATACCTAACAATGTCTAATAACTCTGTAGTATTAAATAAGGAATTGTATAGTGACACAAACAATATTATATTATTGGAATGTATAGATAAACCTACGATGAGTTGTTTATGGAAGAAGCATATTTCAAGTCTCAAAAAATTGATAGTTTGAATATAATAAATGAATTTATTATATTTATTAACTGCAATGTTAACATCGTTAACGCCCACATTTATTAAACAGTCAATTATTAAAGACAATATATACTATATACTACTCGCATTCATATCATCATCTATTCTTATATTTTCCTACTATAAACTGTTTAGTGAAAGTTTGTCATTAGGAGTTACATTTACGATCATCAAGGTACTGTCTATCGTATTCGTCATACTTATCGATGCGTTTTATTTTAGGGATACATACAACATGTATCAAATGGCTGGATTTGTATTTGTTATTATTGCTATTATTTTATTTACATATGAATAGATCCCGGTCGTATTTATTCTGATGCTCTAATCGTATATTCTCCTAAGATAGACATCCTTTTTCCTGTTAAGTTGCTATTTGCATTTACCGACAACTTTATTTTTTGACAAAAGGGAAATACATCACTATTTATGCAGGCTATAGATATTAACTCATCCTGGAGTGTACGAAAAGAAATTTTTTATCCCTACGGATTATTATGTTGCTGTATGTATCATAGGTGTTTCTCACTTTTATCATCAGTGATCTGTTTTTTTCAGGCTTTGGTATAGTTAATAAGTTTATACAATATACACAGATCACATATAGCTTTAGATGTATTAGTGTGTGAATATAAGTGGTTAGCAAAGGAAATATCATGCATGGTTCAATCGGTAGAAAATCATTTTAACGTAAACTAGATCGATATTTACACACATATATAATTTGTTGTAATGAAATTATATATCATATTGAGTATTTAATTAACAGAGTGGACAACTACCTGAAGTGAACCAGTGAGTGCAGTTGGGCTATTATGGTAAACATATGCGTATTTGGTTCCAACGACTGGAGCGATACCGTCTTGACTAAACCCAGTCATTTGGCCGGTGGTTACAACAGCACCGGTACCGCCATAGGGAATAGTCATACCAGTATAGCCAAGTGACATAGCGGCGGAAACAGACGAATCGCCCAATTGTACAACAGCACCAGTTGAAGCAACTGACAGTGCCTGAGCGGTAACATTGCAACCAGTAGACGGAAGTGCACCTGTAACTGGCAGATATGTTACACTAAGAGGAAATCCCTGAGGAACGACAAGGGGAAGACCGTTTACCAATACTGGATAACATCCGCTGGGTCCCGAAAAAGTTACAGTACCGCTGACAACATTATGTACGACGTTTGGAGAAACTGTGTCATCTGTAGGTGCAAGTGCGTCCGTAACTGAGGTATATGTTACATTTGTGTTTAAAACAACAAGAGAATTATTAGATTGTGCCATTTATTTAGAAACAAGATTTTTCTTTTTTTAAACGTAATAAAAAGTGACAGTGACTGTTCCATTCGCAGTGTCCGGCACACCCGAAACAAACAAATTGTTGGATGTACCTCCTGATACACCACCCACATAACCTTGCAATACAGTTAATTGACTTGAAGCACCTGCAGGAATACTTGCAGCACTGCCAGCTTGAGTAGTTGACTGTGCTACATAATAGCCGTTAGGTCCAGAATATGACGTTGGGTCACTGCTTAGAGCAACTACAAGCCCAGGTGCAACAGTATTAAGGGCTGTAGCAGTACCGTTTGAAACAGTTACACCAGTGATAATAGAACCAACTGGGAGAGATGCGGTTGATGTAGTGGTAGGAGTAGTCTGGACGAGAACTGGGTACGAAGTAGCGGCTAAGAAAGAAGTGTTGGTTACTGTACCTGTAAGACTTTTTAGACGGATAGAGGGTGGAGGATAAACGGGGTCTGGAAGAGTTTCAGTATAACCAAGAGAACCCAATGAAGTTGTTGAACTAGAACCTGAAAGAGCTAGATTTACGTTCTGAGGTGTTACAAAGGTGTTTGCTATTTTTAGAGACATTTATTAATCGACAAGATAAAATTTATTTAGTACTTAAAATAAACTTTGCGACCTAATAAATGTCTCTTCAGGAAAAATTGTCTGAAATTAGATCCATAAAGTTAGAACTTGATTCAATGGCAAAACGAAATAGAACTCTTCGAACTCGTTACCAACAATTACAAACAGATGTTATACATATACTACAGGAGTCGAACCATCCTGGTGTTAAACTCAATGACACGGCGGTTCTTATAAAATCAAAGTTAATGAATCATAAAAAACCAAAGAAACAATTACAGTCGGATACATTAGCAATTCTATCCAAATACGGCGTTCATAAACCAGAGGAATTGTTACGGGAACTTGAAAAGGTAAAAACTGATGCTATCATCGAAAAGAAAAAGCTCGAATTTGTAAAAACAAATCCTAAAAAAAATATTTAACATGAGTTGTTATATGTAAACTATGTTTACATCGTTAATGCAACTTGATGATATGAAGGGATATGATAAGTATGTTCTGAAAGAGATAGCTCAATACGTAGACATAAATTATGTATTGGATGAAAATGAGTCTATTCTCTATTGTGGAGATAAAACTTTAGAGACAAACGAAATATATGAGCAAAGTAATTATTTGATGCTAACAATTAGATTGGATTGTTATTATAAAATTAAAAATTCATAATATATCCTTCCAAATGTACATATACACTTACATATTCGGCCTATATGTAAGTGTCTATACAAAAAGCACGCCTAAGCAATGCATATAAATCAATAGTTGGAAACAATTCACCTCAGACCCGTAAATATCATTTCCTAATTGATTTAATAATTAGGAAATGTATAGTTATGAAACACAAAAAAATACCGAAATGCGATTATAAGTTTTGTTTTATATGTAAACCAGTTATATATAAAATTTCATACAAGCACTGCATTTCGTGTGGTAACAAGCGTCATGATAAACATGTATATCATTGTTTTCAGTGTAGATTCACCAATCCTATGGACGTATATACCCATAACAAGTTGTGTGGTGCTATGTGTAGATCGGAAACAGTTGTGTTGTGGTTGCGTGATAATACGTGTTTTGTTGTATGTAGGGATTGTTGTGTGAATGTACCGTTATTATCAATTTTGATTAATGATTGTCAATCAAAGTTTATAGTTGATATACGGAATAGTATAATATCATCACCTTTAAATTTATACTTATTGTTCCAATATTCGCAGTCTTTGGATAATGATTATGGATCTTTTTTATGGTATAAATGCAGGAGATTCCAAAAATACATTTTCAGAAGACTTCAAATGAATGAACCGGTACATAGATGTGAATATGAACGGTTTTGTTCTGGAGTATATTCACATATAGAATTTAACTTTAACAGGTTGTATGCAGATTATATGTTTGATCGTCTTGGTCCTAAAAAAGATCATAGTTATTCAACTATAATGAAATACGCTGGTATTAAACCATATGAATATGATAAGTTGTCAGTTGAAAAAATTAAACAGACTGAAAATGAATACATCAAAATGACAGAACACGTAGACGAAAATGAAGATAAAAATAACTGTAGTTTATATTACAACTGTAAATGCTGGTATTGTGAAGGTTGTAACTATGACCAAGATCACTATGGAGACTAGTGTTAGTTAGACAAAGATAATAATACGCGTAAGTTAGACCAATTTTCCAACGCATATAAGCTATGTAGTTTATATGCATTAGAAAATTGGTCTAACTTTTATTTGAAGTTTAGTTATCAAGATGTATTAATTTTAATTTAATATTGGTATCTATAATTGATTTGTACATACACATGTCCATATCGACAACTTGGATATAACTTAATAGATCACTTATAAGATCAAGTTCATGATTGATAAGCGATCTATTATATTTATCTGGACTTGTTTCGAACAACTTTGAAAAGTCTCGAAATGCCTGTATTCCGGAATAGTCGACAACAACCCACTCATCTGGTGTATTATCATCGCTCATTTAATTTAGTGCTAAATTTATATGTCTAAATTAAATTGTAGGAGAAGTGTATGAACAGACTTGAGTGTACTAACATCTGTTATATTATCACAACATCTCAGATCAAGTGTATGAACATTTCCAAGTGCACTAACATCTGTTATACCTTTACACCCACTTAAATTAAGAGTATGAACATTCCCAAGTGCGCTAACATCTGTTATATTATCACAATCATGTAAATTAAGAGTATGAACATTTCTAAGTGCGCTAACATCTGTTATACCCTTACACCCACTTAAATTAAGAGTATGAACATTCCCAAGTGCGCTAACATCTGTTATATTATCACAACCATATAAACTAAGAGTATGGACATTTCCGAGAGCACTAACATCTGTTATACCATCACAACAACTTAAATCAAGACTATGAACATTCCCAAGTGCGCTAACATCTGTTATACCTGCACAACAACTTAAACTAAGGGTATGAACATTTCCGAGTGCACTAACATCTGTTATACCTTTACACCAGCTCAAGTTAAGTGTATGAACATTTCCTAGAGCACTAACATCTGTTATATTATCACAACCAAACAAGCTAAGTGTATGAACATTCCCAAGTGCGCTAACATCTGTTATACCTGCACAACAACTTAAACCAAGAGTTTGAACATTTCCTAAATCACTTACATCTGTTATACAATAACAACATCTTAGATCAAGGGTATGTACGTTTCCGAGAGCACTTACATCTTTTATATTTACACAATCACTTAAATCAAGAGTATGAACATTCCCAAGTGCGCTAACATCTGTTATATTTTTACAATCACGTAAATCAAGACTATGAACATTTTCTAAAGCACTTACATCTGTGACGTTTGTATAGCTTAAATTAAGATCATATACATTTCTCAACATTCTGACATCTCTTATACCAAAATAATGGCTTAGATCAACACATAACTTTAGGTAATTATCCTTTATAACATGGTCTACAGCGTCTCTATATTTGATGTCTTCACAATATTCCAGCGATTTATTCTTATCAAGTACAAGTTTATCTTCAACATAGTGCGCAATTAGAAGTAGATTAAATTGATCTAAACTAGACAGACTTGGTATATTCTTTAGTTCTGAAAATAATGTAGAATACATAAATGGTGTTATTTATGTATTTATTTCAATTTATATCGGATAGTAAATTAAGTACACAGAACATAAATTAAATTAATTTAGTGTCAAATTGTATATATCTAAATTAAATTATAGGAGAAGTGTACGAACAGACTTGAGTGCGCTAACATCTTTTATATTTATACAAAATCGTAAATTGAGCGTATGAACATTTCCAAGAGCACTAACATCTGTTATATTATCACAACCAAACAAGCTAAGTGTATGAACAGACTTGAGTGCGCTAACATCTGTTATGTCGGCACAACAACTTAAATCGAGTGTATGAACATTTCCAAGAGCACTAACATCTGTTATACCTGGACAATAACTTAAAACAAGTGTATGAACATTTCCAAGTGCGCTAACATCTGTTATATTTTTACAACCACGTAAATTAAGTTTATGAACATTCACAAGAGAGCTGGCATCTGTTATACCTTGACAATAACTTAGATCAAGTGTATGAACATTTTCAAGAGAGCTGGCATCCGTTATACTTGCACAAAAACTTAGATCGAGATTAGTGACATTTCCAAGAGCACTGACGTCTGTTATATAATCACAACCACTTAAATTAAGTGTACGAACATTCCCAAGAGAGCTAACATCTGTTATACCTTGACAATTACATAAATCAAGTGTATTAACATTTCCAAGTGCACTGACATCTGTTATACCATCACAACCACTTAGAACAAGTGTACTGACATTTCCAAGTGCACTGACATCTGTTATACCATCACAACCACTTAAAACAAGTGTACTGACATTTCCAAGAGCACTAACATCTATTATATTTTTACAATAACTTAGATTAAGTGTATGAACATTCTCAAGGGAGCTAACATTTGTTATACCTTGACAATTACTTAAATCAACGTGTAACTGTAGATAATTATCATTTACAACATTGTCTATAGTGTTTCTATATTCCGTATCTTTATAATACTGAAGCGAATTATTTTTATCCAGTATAAGTTTATCGTCAACATAGTGCGCAATTAGGAGTATATTAAATTGGTCCAATCTGAACAGACTTGGAAACTTTTTTAATTCTGAAAATAATGTAGAATACATAAATGGTGTTATTTATGTATTTTATTTCAATTAAAGCTACATGTAACTATATGATACTCAAAACTAACAAACCTAGCATATATTAATTTGGTGGATTTGTGGAACCGAATCCACCATCTCCGCGATTTGTTTTGAGTTCGTCACTATCTTGAGATGCTTCTTCAAGAATAAAATGAATGTTTCTCCTCAATACAAATTGGAATCCTCTAAAGGGAAGTTTTATGTCTGTTTCATTTTCATTTATTTTTGTTATGGTAACAAGTATATTACCCCTATAATTAGTGTCTATTAAACCCACTGAATTGCTTAACATATACCCGATATTACTTAATGAGCTTCTTGGTAATACTTCGACGTGCCAACCAAGTTCTGGAATTAATTTAATACCGGTATCGTACCTAATAGTGTTACTATTTATAATCTTGTCTATTTTAATTAAAGTGAGATCGTAACCCTCGTCACTTGCACATTTCTTATATGGAGTTACTGCATTTACATCAGTCTTTATTATTTTACATGTGGGTACAGAACCATCCAACATATACCCAAGATATGATATATATTTCTGTTTATTTACATGTGAGAATACAGTTGCTTTATCGTACAAAGTACCGAGAAAGTCGATCATATTTGTATTTTTAAATGTAAGTGTATTACCTTGTATAGAATGTGTAATATGGCTAAGAAATTCAGAGACCAATTTAGCCAAATAGTCATCCCTACAATTAAAGTAACACTCATTTGAACCGTAATTGTCAAGATAATCTCTATCAAATATACCTCGTATATAATTTAATCTGTCTGTGTTATCGCATTTCTGAAATATGTTATAATCGGGTTGATGTTGATGATCTTTAGCTAATATATAAATATCTCTATGACTCATTTGAGTAATTTAAATATAATTTAAATATCAATTATCCTGTCAGTAAATGTCTAATTAAGCATATCTTATTGAATTAATTTTATTATACTACAAAATAGTAATATGTCAACCCAGAAGACTACAATTTTAATTACAGGCGAAAAGTCTGGTAAAACCACGTTTATCAATAATGTAGTTACTAATAATTGCGGTGATGTATTTCCGACAAATAACTTGTCATTTACACGAGATGTTAAATTTTACGATTCAAATGGTACTGAATATGTATTGGATATTGTGGAAGTTCCTATAAAAACACTTCGGTATCAACTCGAACATCACAAAAACGGTATATTAAGAAAGGTTGATGCTGTTATCTGCATGTTTGATGTCAGTATCGGGCATTCACTGTGTGCATGTCTTGAATACTATGACCTAATAAAATCAGTGAGTAATACTATTTTATTTGTTGCGAATCTGATTGAAAAACATATACGTTTATCGCCAAATATAATTTACAGCATGTTACCTAAAGGTGTTAAATACGTTGAGATTTCAAACTTTCATAATATTAATATAACACTTCCATTTAGAATCATTCTAGGAAACATCTATAAAATGGATTTGACTATCTACACACAAACGTGGTATAAACTATTTTCTACCTCTAACAATGATCCAGATAATGCAGATAATGCTAGCAACGACCTGGATAATGATCTGGATAATGATCTGGATAATGATCTGGATATGGAAATGAACGATGAAATACGTACCTATATTAATGCAGTCCCTGTTGGTGTTTTACCTCCAATCAATAACACAAACATCCAGATTAATTAATAAGCACATAAATAAATAAATCTCAACTACAGACATAAACTGTAGTTGAGATTTATTTATTTTATGTGCTTATACGACTTTAATGTTTTGTGACGAGTGATTCGAATGCATTACCGAATTGGATTAATGATTGTGTTTTCGACCATTTTTCAGCAGCTGTTAATAAATAGTTTTTGAGTTTAGGTGTCTCCATAACCTTGAACATTTTATCCAATAATACCATTCTGTCCTTTTCATAAAACATGTTTCCATTTGTTGCAACTCCTCTATTACCAACTGTTTCCTTTAATGCCGCCAGTTGAGGACATACACAGAGTACACGACCTGCTTGCATTTCCAACGCTGTGATACAATACGTTTCTGAAAATGTAGTCGGGTAAAACCATACATCACTCTTCTTTATTTCAACAGCGAGTTGTTTCTGATCAACACGTTGTTTAAACACAACACCTTCAAGTTTCATATTATACATTACACTTTCTTTTGGTAGTGATGTGAATACGACCAATTCAGCGTCATTATATCTTTGTTTTATGATAGGCCACATATCCAGGAGAATGTCAAGACCTCTATCGTATGATGATGTATATATAAATCTATTTGGTATTTTGGGTACTGATATTTCAAAACGCGAAGGGTCTATAGCATTACCAATAACGTGAATTAAACTATCTGGAATGTAGTAACAATCTTGTATGAATTTTTTATGCCATTCAGTCAGACATATAATTCCTTTGAAATATTCTGGATGAACTTGAAAAGAGTCACTTACCATGCTCGTATCATGCAACCACAAATAGACTTGTGGTATATTCGGATAGTAGTATATAAATTTCGGATCACGTAGCACAACAAGCACGTCTATATATCGTGTTTTTATAAATTGTTCATATTGTTCTATCGAATAATACGTTATACCATCTATTATTTGTTCATTCTTTGAAAATAATCCGAAGACGTAAACACCCCAATTTTTATTTGTAAATTGAACAGCCAAATTATATGCCATGTACTCTGAACCAGATGCTTTTTTATATATCTCTGCTGGATTCCATTCGACAACATCTGCTGTGTTTATGACAATAATCTTTCGGTGTGAACGTTTAACACTAATATCACCATCTGCAAGTGATAAGTAATCCAATATCTTCCGTCCCTCGATTCTATCCGTAAGATGCTGGTTTAATAATTGTTTCGCCTTTTTCGGTTTGCCCTTTTTCAAGTAAATCTCTGTTAATAAATACGGTATTTTAAACTTTACCATCTCAATATCAACATACTGTTCAATTGTAGGTGTGCAATTATATGCCTTTGTTAAATATACGAGTGCTTCATCTATACTACCATTACGATATAGATAATTACCTATCTCGTAATATGGAGTTGGACATTCAGGATCTATAGCTACTGCTTTACGATATACATTAAATATGCCGTTCCAGTCATCTCTTCTGCGTAACATAACATTAGCAAGTCCCATACATGCCAAAAATGTATATTGATCTGTCTTTCCTAATGATATACATTTTGTCAAATAACTATACGATCTTTCCCTATCATCCATACTGTCATACAACATACCTAGATAATAAAATGTACGTGGGTACACACCATTCGTTTCCTTGAGTTCTTCCTCCAACCATTTAATATCAGTATTCATACGTGCACGAGTTCTTAGAATTGATAATACATTTTTATCGTCATGTATGAAACATTCGTTTTTATCTATGTTATATACGTGATCTTTATTACTGGGTTCTATTAATTCATGAATTTTAAATTTATACCGATATTGTTTATTGCTTTTGAGAATGCGATTTGATTTATAGATTAGATTTGATGTGTTCACACCTATAAAGTACATATCACACCCTAATTTAATATAGTTCAATAGTTTAGTTGGATTTACAACTATAAAACTATCATCCAACATCAGATGATAATCAGCTCTTGTTCCTGCCAACTCAAATGCACGATTACGAGTTGTCGAAAAATCAACAAACGATTCTGTATATATAGTTCCTGTGATACCTGAATTGTCTAGTATATTGTGTAATATTTCAAGTGTGGAATCAGTCGATCCTGTATCTATAATAGTATAATAATTTATTATAGGTAGTACAGTTTCAATAGTTTTTCGTATTACATTTTCCGCATTTTTAACGATCATTACAAGTTCTAAAGTAACTGGCATTTATAAAATATATCAACTCTTAAAATAAGCATGTTCTATAGCTTCTTTTGCTGTGATACGTGTATTTGCGTTCAAATCAAACATTCTCGACAGTAGATCAAATTCATCATCGCTTATTATTGGGTATTTCGCCCGAATACTATTCCATAATGGATTATTATTTGGTATATTAACTAAAATAGTGTCTGTATATGCTTTATACACACTACTGTCAGGTTGTGGTTGACCAAACATTCGTATGATATTAATAATATGATCTAATTCATTTGTACTTGTAAATAAGTAAACGTCAGTAATTAAATAGAACAGTACACATCCAATACTCCACATATCGATTGAGTAATCAAAAGGTTCCCCAAGTATAATCTCCAGGGGTCTATACCACAACGTACACACTTTTTTTGTATTGTCAAGTGGATTACAATAACGGCTTAATCCAAAATCTGAAATAATAACTGTATTATTTTCATCAACCAACAGGTTTGATGGTTTAATATCTCCATGGGTGATGTTGTTTTCATGTAAATAAACAAGTGCGCTTAATATGTCTTTCATGTAACGTTTTGTATAAGCTTGGTCTTTTTTCGACTTCAGAGGGTGTTTATATTTCTTCATAATTATTTTAACACTTTTTTCAGTTATGCATACAATAAAAGTTTGTGCTATATTTGGATGATGTAATGTATTACAAAACGTTATTTCATGCAGATTCTCAATTCCATAGCTTGGATCAATGCGTACTTTTTTACATGCGTATTCGGTATTTGTTGTTTTATCTTTTAGTCTATAAACTATACCATTCGCACCTTGACCTATACTAGTACCAGTATATATTAAATTTTCCAAGAGAATTTCACTAAATTCTTCATGTTTGTGTGTATACAAAGGTTCATCCGGTATATGATTATCTACAACATCTACAAGTACGATGTTACTTAATATTTGATACGTGTCAGATAATTTCATGCTTAGTTTCGTTATGTGCGTATACAAATCATCATTTGATGTTTTATTGTGCAAAACTATGTTGATACATTCGTTGGAAATATCCTTATGACCATATTTCATGACAATATCATAACTACAGTATACAAGTACAATTAAATAGGTATACATATCGTAGTCGAGTTCAACGTTAGTTTTATATAGATAGTCAATAGGGGTTATTATTGTGAAATCAAACTGGAGATTATTTATAGTAGCAATTTCAGTATCTAAGATTTGGTGTGGAGTACAATCCAATTTACAGCAATCGATGTATTGTTCGATAGTTGGATATTGTCCTAGGTACTTCATACACATATAATAAATTGTATATATATGTATATCCAAGTTAGAGTTGGAAATGTGGTGACTTAGTAGCAATCTGTTAAAAATGTCAACAGAATAGATAAATATATGTATGGATTGTGGATAATTTACAGATATATCTTTAAATTTATGTATAGACTTACATTGTATTGCTGGAATATCCATTTACATAAACTAGATTACCTTTATATCTATCTTTAACAAATTGAATACTAAATTTAAATTACACAACCAATAAAATGTTAATATACTATATATACTATGATTTAGCAAAATGTATGTCAGATGTATATGAAATGCACATTACAAGCATACACACGTTAGAACTAAAAAAATATATTGATTGTATCCTTAAGAATGTTGATCCAAAAACTCTACTACCCGTTTTGATTAGTTGTATAACAAACAACAATACATATTTGTTTTCTATATTGCTGTCAGTTATACCAAAATATGTAGATACTAAGATGTTATATGATGCACTTTCAAGTACGACAGATCCTGTTATAGTAGAAGAACTGGTTATGTTTTGTAATAAGTTGGCGTATGAAGTATATATTTATTACATTAAATGTGATAGATATGATGTGATTGATAGAGTGAGAAAATATACTCATTATTCAGATTATCATACAAAAAAGTTGGCGAAACAATACAATGCAAAATTAATATTGGAAAAATTATAGAAACTCACTCTTTGTTATGGAAACAAAGAGTGAGTTTTAGTTTGTTTTTATGGTTATGCCTACTAGTAAATGCAGGCATACAGTTGAATTATGTTGATTTAGTAACGCCATCTTTTTGAAGAGTGTTATGTTTCTGAATTTTTTCTAGTAAGGTGTTGTGTCCAGAATCAGACTCATTTTTATAAAATGAACCGAGCATTACAGTACGACAGCAGTATCGGTTTAGACCTAACCTATTAAGTGCATCTTCTTTTGACAGTTGTTCAGAATCAATCATTTGAAGATATCGCTGTTCTAAATTTGCCAACAATTTACCACATGTAAAACATCTTACTGGGATTAACATTTGTTTATTAACATAAACAAATATATTTCAATTAACTTATTGTTTTCCCAATACATGTATATAACCATTATCACCCTTGATAGATTTGACTACGTTGTACACAACTCCGTTAATATAAACTTTTGAATTTTTATATAATACATACATATCTCTTTTCGGGTTATTTGTTTTAACCATACAACCATTACACTTTTTAAGATCATCGAATGAAACAACTATTGGTAAAGTATATGCTTGTATGAATTCCATGCAATTTTCTATGTCTGTAAAGTCGGATATTTGCGGCATATATTCATCACTATACAGAAATACAGTTGATTTATAATTTAAATCGTTAAGACGTAAGCTGAGTGTTGATGCTTTCAACACCCATAGTGATTTGGTTAATTTCGGATCATTTTCTATTATTGATAATAGTAGATCCTTGTGTATGACAAGTTTTTCTGCTTCTTTCTTAACCTCGAATATAGTTAATAAATTTGGTTGATGATCTGGTGCCAAGTAACTCATTTATTGTTGTTATATTTATTAAAATCTGATTTAACTATGAAATTGACTTATACAGACTTATACAGACTTATACAGACTTATACAGACTTATACAGACTTATACAGACTTATACGTATACTTTCTTTTCATTCCTGATGATGTATTTGCCACCTCTCACACCGATATACATTTTTTCTTGTCTCGGTAGATATACTTTATCACCCTTATACATTACGTATTTACCACCTCTCGGACCTTGATGTACTGGAGACTTACGTACTTTAGACTTACGTACTTTAGACTTAAGTACTTTAGACTTACGTGCTGGAGACTTATGTGCTGGAGACTTATGTGCTGGAGACTTATGTATCTTCGGTACAACAACATGTCCCTTTCCAAATTCTTTACAATCCCAGGTTGGTATTTGACCTAACGAAAGAGCTCTTGATCGTTTAGCATAGCAAGCTCTCATTTGTGCATTATTTACAAAAGGCATTTATTATTATTAAGTTTAAAAAAAAATACGTAAACATAAATGGTAGATGTTATTTTATCGTCGGTTACAATTGATAATCCCAATCTAATATATGATCTATATAAAAAAGAGAATATAGATATAAATGCGTATGATTTCACTGGTAAAAATTTATTGTTGTTTTTAGCCGAAAAGGGAATGTATAATAGTATAGAAAAATTCTTACGACTAAAAGTTTTGGATATCAACTGTAAAAATAATAGAAATGAAAACGCGTTATGTATCGCAATTCGACACCATAAAAATGATGTATGTAAGTTGTTAATTAGTTGTGGTATAAGTATATGTTCCAATGCAAATCAACATCCAGTTATGGTGGCTGTTGAAAATAATAATATTGAAATCATACCATTTTTACTATGCGAAGGACCTTATAAAAATATGCTTCTTACAAATAACAGTGCATTTCAGAGATTTCTAGAATACTGTTTAGAGAATGGTTGTATACATTTGGTTCGTAATGTGTACACTCATAAGGATCTGGATAGATGTTACTCTAAAGGTGCAAATAGGTTACTCCGATATATTTTGGATGTAAATGTGGATGAATATAAGTTCAAACACTATATATTACAAAAAGAAGTTCCAAGTTTATATGAAAAGGACAAATGCAAACAATACATAAATACAGTAGATTGGGACGGGAACAACATGTTACAAAATTCGTTACAACTAGACAACTTTAGACTATTTAATTTCCTACTTGATGAATTTGGTACACACATAGATAAACTACATAAGAATGATAGAGGAGAAACAGTCCTTGATATTGCCATAAAACACAAACACATAGAAATTATTAAACACCTTATACGACAAACATTTACAGTGTTCAATAAAGTTGATTTTATCGTAAATAAGATTAACGATAATAATCGATGTAACACTAACCTATTCAACTGTTTAGCACCGTACCTCACGAATGTTATTGTATATGACAACGAAAATGTTTTATTTTACTCAACAAAAATAACATACATCACTAAATTACTACAGTTGGGTTCACCTACCGACATTATAAATACACAGGGTAATACCGTTCTAATACATTCTATTTTTAAAAGGTTGCAACTAAATATTATTAAATTATTTATAAATAAGTGTGACGTTAACCACCGAAACAACCATGGGCACACGGCCTTATATGTAGCGTTGAATACAGATTATTGGGAAATAGTAGATATGTTAATAGAATCTGGTGCAGATATTAACATAAAAGATAATAATGGAATGACCATATTGGAGAAGTTTATGGATGTTCGGTACAACACAAATAAAAATACAGTTCGTAAATTATTGTCTTTACAGGTGTCACATTTTAATTATAACATGACTGTAATAAACTCCGTTAAAGATACACCAGAATTATATGAACTAGTCAAAGATAAAATGATAAATCCATACAAAAAACGAATGTATAAATTAATAAGCAAAACACTTATGGGAATGATGTTTGATCCATCTGAAATATTAAAATATATTGTACAATAAATGGCTTCGAAGGAATATTTATGTATATGTAAAGAGAATGACAACCTGTGTCTCAACCCTCGTAATTCTGATGTGTTGTTCTGTGATAAACACATGTCGTGTGACATATTTTCACATATGGTAACTTACTATGATAATGAAATACCAATAGCACGTAAACAAATTAAACAGTGGTGTGACCAAGTAGGATGTAATGAAGAGTATAAAACATTTGGAAAGACATATATTTATCCCGGAGGTTCAAACTGTCCACACTGTTATTGGGTATCTAACATAAGGACCAAAAAAATAAAACCTCGAATATTTGCAGTTTATCCACAATCTGTGTGTTTTATTGCAGATACACACTTTATTAACTGTTTATCTGTAATATTACGAAAACATATATCGACTGATGTGCATCTAATGTTCAAGGAACTTATTAATGCATATATGAATTTGGATAAATTTAATATATATGATGTTGTGCTAACAATAAATAGTCCGAAAAAGAAAATGTTTGGAGGTGAAAAGGAACATTTACACGGTTTTATAGTGATGAACTCACTCGAATCACAGAATAACTTTAATAAGTACCTAAGTAAAAATCCAACAGGTAACACAACTGTACCTACGAAACCGTATGATACAGATCAATATGTAACTTTTGAACCCGATGATATTAAACAATTGTTAGAAGAAAAAAGCAACACATTTTATGAACGTATGATAGACATAATTGGTTTTAATGAGATAGATGAAACTACTGATATATACTATATGTTGTATATGAGTAAACATTCGTATATTAAAATGTTTGTTTCATTTGGACTCAAGTTCCCTAAAACTTAACACTTGATAACTTCACAATATCAAGTGTACAAATATAATTTATCTTAAATAAATGAAAGTATTAGAAATGTTGATATTAGGTTTAATCGTAATTATAGTAGTCATCGGACTGATCTTATATAAACCTCCCGATAAAATAACTAAACCTATGAAAACAGAACTAACAGTATATAATACTCCCGATAAAACAATTACAACAAAACCTATAAATACAGATGTTTGGAACGATGAAAACACTAACAAGATACGAGATATGTTGTCTACATATCCTTTATTTAATTGCGATAGTTCGTTGTATACGGATTCTGTGGTTAAATGTATACTTGATAAATATAAGTCATCTCTTCAGTTTTCTCAAGTGTATAAATCATTAAATTCAAAAACACTTACTCCAGCGATGTTAAATATGTCTATTGAATGTCTACCTAGAGAATGTATAGTGAATATACTTATGAAAAAACACGGACAGTTGCCGAAATTATGTGCTGAATGTATTTATGATGACATATCAAGTAAATCAAGCAGCAAGGTAGAATTAGCTGCCAATCTTATGGATCCACAAACATTTACAGATGCACAAGAATCATGTATTAATGGAGGTTGTGTTCGTAAAAGTCACCCACCTAATTCACCAACTCCAACAAATAATCCTACTCCTCCTTATGTTCCCCCTCCTTATGTTCCTCCTCCTTATGTTCCTCCTCCTCCTCCTCCCCCTCCCCCTCCTTATGTTCCTCCTCCTACTCCTCCTCCTCATGTTCCTCCTCCTCCCCATCGACAACCGGGGTCGGACTGTCGCGGGGGGGTGGGGGGAATTTGTTAAAATTATGACTATATTAACATAAATAATAACCAATGTTATTTACACTGTTAATTGTTATTACTTTTTTCCTTAATAAATAAATGGATTATTTGATTATGTTTACTATATTTTCGATATTCTATGTGATACTTGTTTATTTTGGTATATTACGATATTTCATACTACATTTTTCCTCATGTAACAGTTTTATAAAAAATTATAAAAAATTAACACGAGCGTCAAACAAATACAAAACTGTGGTCAGTCTTGAATCTGGAGGAACATCATCTATGTATATACCTACTATCAACTCTCTCTTTGACCAAAGTGTGTCAGTTGATGAAATTGTTATATTTTCTGATAAAATAGATAAGTCCTGTTTGATAAACAATTATGTGGCTGTATACCCATCTACTATTAATAATGTACTATACACACTCCAAAAAGAAAATGTCATAGACACTATAATTATATTTGTAGGATATGATGTTATATATTCTCAGGAGTTTATCGAGGATATGGTTGATTACGTTGATGTATACCCAGACAGGGCTATTTGTATTGGAAATGACTCTAAACTTGATGTTAGAAAAGGTGTCGTGTTAAAACCCAAATACCTAAAACCAACTATCACGCAACAACTGATTGGAATCGACGACTACGAATCTATAAACTCTATATTAGCTAATAATTTGATAAGTGAACCTCAATTTGTAAAATCAAACGGAAATTATAAAACTTTTATATAGTCTAAATTGTAATTAACGGGTGTCGACTGTAATTGGTCACATAAAAAATGTAGTTGTAAACATCTTCGTAGAAAAAAGATTAACTGGTAATAATAAATGAGCAACCCTCAAGATCAACATTTACTAAATTGTGTTAAACAATTTCCATGCCCTTCGGTCGGATTTAACCAAAATTTATACAATTGTTGTATTAATAATGCAGATAGCCCAGATGATTATAATAGATGTCGTATAGAAACTGATTCCATGTGCGATAAATCAAGATATACCCGTGTTAAAGGTCCCGCAGCGTCTCATACATGGCTACCCGTTGCATGCATAGCGTCTGTTGTGCTGTTGTTAGTACTAATAATTGTGTACGGTAGGAAACGAAAGTAAGTTAATTGGATGATAAAATAATACAAAATCTGTATTATTTTAAATTGTTTCATTGGGTAAACATATTGGTTAATAGTTAGTCGAAAAAGTTAAACGAACCATATATCTATCGAGTTTGATCGTTTTCCGGTAAAGACTATTCTGGAACAAAATCACTAATAAGTATGTCTAGTGTTTGTTTACTTAATTTTTTTGTTATTAATTTTACAGCATATTCATCGACATAACCATTTTCCCTTGCATAGTCGATCGGTTTCCATACTTTATTATTACGTATATCATATATAGTTTTATCTACATCAGTTTCAGCTACAGTTCGTTGTAACACTTGCTTCAGAATATCAGTTCTAAACTTTTTGTGTGCATACATAGAAAAGTATAAAGTATTATCTTTAAAATCTACTTTATCCTTACCCTTATACTTGAGTATAAATTCTAGCATTACTACACTATCTGGTGTGTAATTATCCAATGCATAGTTTAGTAAATTCATATGCGTGTCGACCCCGTCGGTTGTTGTTATAGTTTCATTGATGTTTGCGCCATAATCAAGAAGATACGTAATTAATTTCATATAGTATGTCTTATCATTCATAAACACGTATATTATGGGTGGGTATAACATATTAGCTATTGGTATTTTAAAGTCAACACTGGCACCAGACTCAAGTAAACTCTTTAATACAACAATAGTATAGGCAGTTTTCCCGGGTAATTGTAAAAGTTGTGATAGTATAGTAACATCACTAAGTTTAACATTCAGGATTTCATTATTCTTATATCTCCCTATAATTTTTACACACGTATTACTCTTAATCTTTTTAATATCATCAGTCTTGCTATTTGAAGTTTCTTTTGCAGTCTTATATAAATACATTAGTAACATCGTTGGAGTCATGCGATCAAGTATGTAATACAATGCAACATCTGCGTTACGAATAACAAGGATATCAATTGGAGTTGGAGTTGTCTCGAACCTAAACGGACCGTCATTATTTGCTTTGTATGTGATTAATAAATCTAATATATCTTTCAAATTGTTAACATCTACATGTTTAACTGCAACCATAATCGAATAAAATTGATAATCTACATGCGCACCTTCCTTAAGTAACATTTTAATCATAGTTGGAGGGGCATTCTTTTCCAACATAGTATTAATCAAAGGGTAATTTTGTTGTACATGTAGATTGGTTCCTTCAGTGAATAAATATTGGATAACCTTAGTATTATCTTTCTTTAGACCAGATGTACATGCAACATATATAGGAGTTACAGAGTTATTATCGACTACATTTATATACTCGTTTATATACTTGTTTGTACGGGTATTATAGAGAGAACCATATGGTAGTACAAGCTTCAAAATTGGGAGTCTTTGTTCATCACTACAACAATAATGAACTATTCTATCGGTTGTTGTATATTTAAATTTATGATCGGCAAACAGAAAAGTTGACGTAAACAAAATAGATCTACCGCTAAACCACCACGTCTTACTTCCAAGATAACTAATTAAAGATTCATGTGATAAAGGAAAATACTCAACGATGTTAGCTATACATTTTTTAATAACTGATATATCAGTAACAGTAACATTAAAACCTTGATCTTGAACTTGATCTTCATCTTGATCTTCATCTTGAACTCTACCTTTAACCATTTGTTTCATATACTTCATATACTGTTCCATATACTGTCCGGCAATCTGGTAGTTTATAAGACTGCCAGAATATTTACATATATACTCCATGGAATCTGCAAGCATATAGCTTTTCACTGGGAAGTGGTTATTTGTACTTAATGTACTTAAAATACATACAGTGTTGTAATTTAAGTCTCCGTAGTCACTTATCAGGGGTAATCCTTTAATTACTCTATCAAGATCTTCTTCTTCTTTTGGTATTATGGATAATCCTTTAATTATGTTATCAATCCATTCTACTTTTGGTTCAGTTGGAAATGAACTTCGGTCATTAAGTGTAATTGCAATACCAGGTAACTGAACATTTTCAATTACGGGTAGATTTGCAATATTATAGATATCACCGATCGTGTATGATATACAATTAGTAGGCTTAATAACTAATGAAATAAGATTAAGTTTGAATTCTTTTGTTATGTTATAACCTTCTGGAATAACAATCATTTTAACTATCCTGTTGTCATATAATATACGTTTAGATAAATCTTCATATGTTTTCTGGGTTATCATAAAAGTATGATAATATGATATGCTTGCCATATTTATACACGTTATTAGATATTGTACCATACCATTAGTGTCATTAAAGTCATTGAATATACACATAGCTTGTAATGCAATCATAGCTCCTGTGTAGAAAACATTTGGATCAAACATGGTGGAATTTGCAATTATGTTAGCAACAGATAAAAATGATTGTTCTAACATATCAACTGTGGTATCTTTTGCGAAAAATGTTTGTAATTTGTCATAGTTAATAGAATAAATGTCTTCTTTATTTTCACCACCACGTATCGTCACATCTTTGCCGATAGAATAAGTGTGAGTTGTGTCTTCTTTATTTTCACCACCACCTAACCTTAGATCTTTGCCGACCTGCTGCGGCGCATCCGCTGAGCTCGTGGATATATCATTATATAACATTTGTATATTAACTTGGTTACTCATATCAATATAGATATCAATAAGATACTTTAAAAGGATTTTGGATAAAAAACCAACTTGTACAAATTTTACGATTAATGATCTAATAAAAAAGTAGTAGTGGTAATGAGTTGGTCCTTCCTTCAATTGTCCAATATTTTTATGTTCTAACATTTCAATATATATATCTGGTACAAAAAAACTCATGATAAAAATAATAGCATTCCATACAGACGTTATATTGTTACTCGGCCTTGTTTTGTACTTTGAATTGGCAAAAGTTATGTATGTGGTACCTGTATATATGTAGCCTGCTATAGATATACCACCTAAATCTGATAGACAGACGTCAATATTCCCCCCGTTGCATTTAAATAAAGTGTTTTGAAGTTTGAGATCCGTATATAATAGTCCATGTCTATATAAACATACAAGTTGTTCAAGTATCTTATTAATAATCTTCAATTTTTCGGTATGTTCTAGTTTTATTAATTGAACACGGATGTCATCGAGACTACCATCATACAGTGGGTATAATATATATATGTGTGTTCCGAATACTCCAAGTACTCTGGCATTAAGTATATCACATCTTATATTATGATGTTTAATAAATCCAACAATAGATTGTTCATTGTCATTCGAAGACGTTGCAATTTTTTTAATAACAATTGCATCTATTATATTTTGTTTATTGTCGTACGTTGCATATAAATTTACAACACCAAAACCTCCCTGCCCAATTTGTTTTACAAAACGCAATGTATTTCCAGTTACCTTATTTTTAATAATGTCGTTGCTGTCTACTTCATATGCATCTAGATTAGTCGACTTGGGGTCAATACTTATTTTATCTACACATTTGGATGTACTTTTTTGTTCCATTTATTAATATAATATTTAATTTAAATGTTATATTGATTTATTATTATTATACACATATAATAAATATGACAAGCATTAATTTTAACACTGAGATTAAAATCAATTCACAACATCTTTACGATTCATTAATATCATTACTTTTAGACACGATATCGTCGCGGGATTATCTAGATTACTATGAAATTACAGTTAATGATATATTGTATGATAAAGATTTAAAAGAATTTGGAAATAAATACAATAGTGGTAAAGCAAAGTCAGGCATGTATCCAATTGCTGTAATAGACTCATCACACTTTGAGACGAAAGAGGACGAACAAGAATTTCTGGAAAATATAGAAGAATATGTTCATTATTATTCTATTAGTGATATAGGGAAGTATAAAGGACGTATAGTAAACGGATACAAGTCTGGATCACCAAATGTAGTTAAATTTAATAATGGGGTTGGACTTGACTTTCAGGAAGAAGGTACTCATGGTTTTTGTCAGACGTTTGCATTGATCAATTACCTTGAACCAGACGTTTTTTTATATATGAAGAAGGGTCGTTATCTGCACAATGCGTTAGTATGCATCAATTGGGTAAATAAGTTTGTGCATGAGCATGATTTTAGATTTGAAGTAAAAGTATTGCCACCAATCCAACAGATATTCTTTAAAAGTCTTCGTAAAAGAGTGATTATGTTATCTCAAATAGCAGAAATAGTATCAAACAAAGTCAATGGTACGTTATTTAAAGAATGGTTTACTGGTGATATTGAAAACTAGTTATACACGTTCTTATAATACTCATAACTAAATCTAGTTATGAGTATGTTGCACATTGATTTGTATAATGAGTAACGTATTTGAACATGATTTCAAAAAGAGTTGAGGAAATAACTATTGGAAATGTTGTAAACTATGTAAACAAAACTATAAGACAATACAACGAAAAATATGTAATATACAGATCCTGTTGGTCAAAACATGATGATTTCGGAGTCAAATTGATGATGACGACAATGCAAAGTATGATTCTATCCAACGTGACGTATTTAAATAGATAAATAACTTGATAGATTTATATGAACATAAGATTAGGCATATTTACACGAAATATGCAAATATTGTTCGGCTCTTGTAGAAGTGGATGACGATTTATTATAGATACATTTGTATTTGACACTATTGAAAAACTGTTAATGATATACAAAGAACCATTAAATGGTATAAATACAACGATGTAAATCCAAATGGCGTATCGTTTATTGCACGACACTTAATTGTTGACTGTTATGCAACGTGGAATAAGAAACATGTTATTGTGTAATAACATGTTCATAGAACTCTAGCAAATTTATATTAATAGGGAATGTAGCAATACCCGTAATAGAATGAGGTAAGTCTATTAGGAACGATATTAATGTTGTTTTATTTGTTCGCACACTACTCCATACTGACTCAATTTTTTTAATGAGTCAACGCCATTTTTATATAGATATTTATATACAACACGGTTAATACGATGTGATATTATATCCTTTGCACACCAATCGCATGGAGAATACAGAGTATATAATGTATATGATTGGCCGTGTAAAGGACTTAACCAACGCAAAGCATTTGATTCAGCATGTATTTCATTTGACACGGACCAACTTTTGTGTAATGTTCTAAATTCGTTTGTCATAATCCAATCATCAAATGTTATGTCGTCGTTGTTTTCAATGAAATAACGTTTCCAATGTTCATCACATTCGATACAACCTTTGAATGTTCCATTATAACCTATTGATAGTATCTGTTTATGTTCATCTACTATGATAGCAGATGTTTTTAATTTTATACATAAAGATCTATTTGCTAACACTTCTACAATATCCATGAACGTTTGATCCCATGTTGGTCTTGTGTAAATATCCATATATTAAAGTATTGTAATATTTAAATTCAATAATTTAATAGGACTTATCTAACTTAAATAAAACAAAGTATGTAAAAAGCATCGATGAATTTTTCTAAAACACTTTTACTTGATAATAATCAGACTCAGATACTAGATCTAAACGGCGATACGACCAATTTTACGATAGATTTCAATATTAAAGGTGATTCACCATTTGAAATGTGTTTAACTACACAAGATATGCTTGATCATGGCACACCATTGGATTTTAAAAAAATACAAACAAGCATAGCCGCTAGTGTACGAGCAGACACAAATGAATATAAAAATTATATAATTGTTGTTCGTTCACAAAACCCAAATAAAGTACAAGCCGACATTGAAAAAAAGATTATAGAACCTAAGCCACAGCCAATAACAAAAACGGAGCCAAATGAAACGACTCAACCGCCGTCATCTATATGGTCGTGTATTAATGTAAACTACAAGTTCATGTTGTGTGTGGGTATCGGTGTTGTAGGACTATCTATCATTGGTTATTTAGTATACAAGTATAATAAGAAGGAACCATATTCGAAAAAAAATAATCCACCAACGCCATCAGAAATACTAAAAAATTCATTTAGGGATCATTACACTCCCGATACAGATACCTCTAGATCTATTCTTTCGCCAAGTCCGTCATCTTCGGTAGGTGATGAAAGTCATACTCCGTATAATTCTAGAGCTAGCTCGCCAGATACAGGTTCCTCACGGGAAAGTTCACCAGAAATGTCACCAAGTACATCTCCTGAAAATAATGGGAAATCGCCCACAACATCTCCAGAGTCCGCTTCCTCAGATACATCTTCACCCAGTAGTTCACCCCAATCAGTCTGTTCTATAACTGATAAAGAATGCAGATATGATAGATCGCCAGACTCTGTATATTCTGCATCATCACCATCGTTAGATTAAAACAAACTAAAAACATGTTATTAACAATAACATGTTTTCTAGACTTGTAGAAATAGGGCTTGATTTGTGTAAACAAATTTATTTTAGTAGAGTTAGTTTAGTGTGTTACTATTGTGCATATATTAAACAGAATGAAACTACATTATCGCATTAATATGTATAATCAATCTATCGTCTTTAGCACAATAACTATCTAAACGATAACGATATTATAGAATAATTGTAGTACACTTAAAATGAACTGACCTCATATTTATGTTCATAATTATAAGGATGAAATATAATTTCTGATATTTTTTTATTAAGATCATCAAATTGTGTTTTTAAATCATATACAGTTGGAGATCCTAGCATCATTATTCTTTTATATGTAACGTTATTGTCTGAACTAGACCATTTACTAGCGATCCATTCGTCGAGACCGTCACCAATTGATATGAGATTGGTTATATCAGGGATAGACACAAGTATGGAATTAAATGACATATATTTCCATAAACTGGGATCTGTTGTGACTGATATATATGTATCTCTTGATGACAATATCATTATGTTCTTTTTTATTATTATTTCATTTATTTCTGGAATTACCTTAAGGCACATTTCTATCCATGACATACTTGCATTTGTAACAATATACACAAACTCACACCACTTACAAGCATTTTCTATAAATAATATACATGAATCGATATAGACATGTTTGCTTAGTTCGAGTTTAATCTGATTGTTTGTGTTATTTGAGTCGAGTATAAATTTATAGTTAGTGGTTGGAAATAGAGTGTCATCAAAATCTAATATACATAAAGTGTTACCTGTTAATGACATTTATTAACTACTAATTTTATTTATACCTCTATAATTTAAAGATTACAGCAACCATAATAAATGATTTCTATAGTTTGCGAATATTCATTAGGAAGTTTAAATACGTCTCCGTATGACTACGACCTAATCGAGAACATACTAAATAAGCGATACATCGATACTACATTTGTTTTTAAAAAGGTCGATTCACCGAGTGTGTTTATGCGTTTTATCGATTATGATACAACCAAACTTCTGGCTAATTTTAAAGTATTGAAGGATCTACACTATATAACGAACGACTTTGATTGGATATTATATAAAAATACATCGTGTATTTGCAATTATGGCGACAATTCACATTATAGGGAGATAGTAGATACACTTGAAAATGATGATACGTGTTTCATAGACAGTGATACTGACACTACAACGTCCGAAAACCCCGATACAAAGACAGCCGAACAAACTGACAAAAAATCAGATGAAAAGTCCGATACTGATGCAAAATCAGATGAAAAGTCCGATACTGATGCAAAATCAGATGAAAAGTCCGATACTGATACACAATCAGATGAAAAGTTCGTTATTGATACACAATCAGATGAAAAGTCCGTTACTGATGCAAAATCGGATGAAAAGTCCGTTACTGATGCAAAATCGGATGAAAAGCCCGTTACTGATGCAAAATCAGATGAAAAGCCCGTTACTGATGACACCGTGTTTGAGATAGTAAAGGATAATTAAATATATATCAAGTACATATGTAAGGAGGATATTTAAGGAGGGTATGGAAGGAGGATATGGAAGGAGGATATGAATGGTAATATAATCTAAGATTGGAATATTGAATTTTATTCCGAAACAACATTTTTTAATGTTGTTTCGCAAATTTAAACTTGATAATATCGGACGTGTTTATATGTACAGCGGTCTCAGTACATTTTTTGGAAGTATAAATTTTGCTTTGGGAACAAGCAATATTCTAAAAGTTATTAATGCACCAATGGCAACTGCTCTAATAGGTAATTACTTATTAAAAGATGTAATAGGACAAACTGTAGGTGGTGTATACTCTTACTTTAATTCACATAAAATTGACAAGTCGCCTAAACAAAAATTGATAGAAAGTTTACTACTTGAAAGTACATCAATTATATGTGATGTAGTAACTCCTATATGTCCAAACTATCTCGCAATAACGTCGTCGTCTTCCATATTAAAAAACGTCAGCTACGTATACTTTTCTTCTCTGAATGCGAAAGCTGTAACATCTATCACCAAAAACGAAAATATAGCAGAAGTTTATTCTAAACTTAACATCATTAATAGTATATCATCAGCTACAGGTATGTGTGTTGGTATATATCTCATACAATACATCCACTCCCTGCCTATACTGTTATTTATAATGGGTACAAGTCATATTGCTAAATGTATTGCATATTACACGTCGGTAAAACATATCATAGTTTAAAGATCTAACTAACCGTATTAAATGTCATTACAAGCATTTAATACAGATTTACATGAGTTTTACACCAGTGGGTCTTATACATCTTTGTTAAAAGCAGCAACATATATTTTTACAAACAAACTACAAAAAATGTATGGGTATATAATCGATATTGTTAGAACTCGTTTTCCATATAATCTAGATCTGTCTATGTTAATTATACCTTTTATAGATAATGCGGATGACAGAGTTGAATGGTGTGAACAAATATTGGAACGTTTTCCATTTATAACACAATCTACTTCAATGTACGTTCTTAAAATTTTAGCAAATTGTTATGGAAGTCGTCTAAACAAATACGTATATCCAATTAATAAAGTTATAGAACCAAGCAAAAACGCATGTATAACAGTGACAATTACTGCATGTAAACGTATAAATCTGTTTATAGAGACTGTTACATCATTTGTAAATTGTTGTAAAGACATCAACTTAATAAAAGAATGGATATGCGTGGACGATAATTCCTCTGAAGATGATCGTAAGAAGATGCGAGACATGTTTCCTTTTATACGTTTTATATATAAGGGAACTAATGATATCGGACATGAAAGAAGTATGAACATACTACTTGATAATGTAAAAACACCATATATGTTTCATCTTGAAGATGATTTTAAGTTTTTTGTCGAAAAAAATTATATGAGTATTTTATTAGATATTATTAACGCAAAGCCAGATATAGGACAAGCCATTATAAATAAGAACTATGCTGAACTTCATACAGAAATTGAAATATCTGGTGGTTTATTTAATATATCACATGCAGGAAATCGGTACTATATTCATGAACAATTTAACAGTATCGAATCATTTCGAGAAAAATATGGAGCTAATGCAACTGGTAGTTTCTATTGGCCTGGTCTTACATTTCGTCCTTCCTTACTAAAAGTTGATATACTAAAAGCAATAGGCAGGTTTCATGAAAATGTACAACATTTTGAAAGAGAATATGCGGATAGATATAAACATAAAGGATTCGTGTCTGCTTTCATGGAGGGTGTATATTGTATGCATACTGGAAGACATACAAGCCAACAGAACGATCCCAACTCTTTGAATGCATATATACTTAATAACCAACAACAATTCAAATGTAAATATACACAACCGTTTAAAGTTCATGTTATTAATTTGGATAGAAGGGTAGATCGATATGATCAATTTCAAAGGAAAGTGCCAACACGTTTGATTTATGATAGATTTAGTGCGGTTGATGGTAAAAAACTTGTATCGAGTGTTCAACTTCAGAGAATTTTTGATACCAATGATTATGATATGAAGGTCGGAATGGTCGGGTGTGCATTATCGCATCTACAACTATGGTGTAATATAGTAAATAATACATACTCTGAAGATGTTCATCTTATTCTAGAGGACGACGTTGAATTTTGTGACCAATTTCTTTCCAAGTTAAACACAGTTTACGAGTTGTTGGATAAGAGACAATGGGATATTTGTTACATAGCTCATCATAAATATCCTCATGTAACGTACAATGAAAGTACGGTGATTATCGAGCAATATTCGACAAGTAAATCATTGCAAGTATCTGCAGGAGGAACAATTGGATATTTTATAAACAAAACAGGTTGTAAACGTATGCTCGAATATATAAACAGAGTCGGTATGACTAATTGCATAGATACCATGCAACAGAAATCTGCCGATACGTTAAAAGTACTATATACTGAACCAATGTTATTGAAAAGTGATTTCATACATAGTAGCAACACCGATAACAACAAGGTCGATACAGATATACAAAGGGATCCGAAAAGCCTAACAGTTGATACAAGGACCAAGTTGCTGAATGAAGTAAACCAGTACGGTCTGGAAGGTGTCGAAATTACAGATATAGCACAATTAGATAATACAAAATTGGGATATACATATGATAAGACAATAACTAGTTATGATGTGGTCGGTTATCATATGTATGGAATTGATAATAAAGTATGGCTATTTATACCTGAAAAGTATTCACACCGAGGATATGTAGATAGATTAAAAAAGGGAAATATTTGGTCGGTGACAGACTGTCTTAACTACACTGCGTAAATATTATATCCATAGTATATAATATTAAAAAGATTTATTATGTTAGGCTTAGTTCAGCTTGGGCTTTTTGTGCCGTTTCAATTTGCTGTTTAGCGGCTTTTTGTGCCGTTTCAATTTTCTGTTCAGCGGCTTCTTTTACTTTTTTTGTATGTTCTTCCGCTTCTTTCTTTACTTTTTTCGTCTGTTCTTCTTCCGTCATTCCAGCTACATTGCTAGTGTATGCATCTACAAACACTTTCCCGAATATACCAGCACCTAAAACTAATAGTACTGATGCACTATTAATTATATCTCTTTTCGCAACATCACTTTCACTTAATGCGCTTGCTGGGTATAAGATCGACATTCCTATACCTAGGATTGACCCACCAACTATAAAGTGTACTACTTTTGCGACCGAACTTTCGGTATCATCGCCCGGGTTTATTAAATGATTTTTTGCCTTGTATAACTGATAAAAAGAGTACAAAAGTAATACACAGCCTACTGACAATGATGCCATTGCAGATGCCTTGAATGTGTTTTTCACATCAGTATCCTTGGTTTGAAGCTTATTAGCAGATACAAGAACAACTGTTGATGTAGTTATAATAGTCAAAGATAAAAACAGTAAGATGATAAATCGGAAGTATTTCATTTATTAATAATAAATTTTTTATTTTATCGGACGGATTCAATATTGATTTTTTTTAACGGGAACATATAGCTATGAATCAATGTATCGGGATAAAGAAGAATAATGAGCGTTGTACCAGACAAGTTAAAATTGGAACATACTGTTTCCAGCATATTCCCAGATTCGTATCTACTCCAAAAAACTCTGAGCATCCTGCAACAATTGCAGCTGGACGTAATATCGGCGACACAGATCTTTTTAAGGACAACACAAACGATGATGCATGGGAAAAGGAATACCAAAATATTATGTGTGTAAAGTACAAAAAAGGAACTAGGAAATGTCACATTGATGTTAAAAATTTAAAACCTTGGGTCCAGTCATCCGACGGGCAAAAACCTCCTATTTTTCTAATACCTCGTGAACGAGGTGCACGTGGTTACAAAAGCATACAGCTAGATGGTTGTGAATCTGATTCTGTTTTTTATGCACCTATTAGCAAGGGGTATGGTATGCAGGACGTATCGTCATTTACAATGGGTCCAGTAAAAACGGATGGAGTTTATACTGGATTATGTCTTGTTAATTCAGCATTTTCAATGATTATTACTATAGACCATATAGACGGCACTCTTGATTTAAAAAGAAAGAGTTTTTGGCGTCCAAATAGAAATCCCAAATATAACATTCAATATAAAGATGATGATCATATAACTGTTGATGGTAAATTGTACAATACTATAGAATGGTTAGAATCACACAGAGACCATTGGTTTGCAGAGTGGAATAGATGGCGTCAGCATGTCGCAATGACAAGCATAGGATATTTTCACTGGTCGAACGATTCTCCTATTATAGCTCGTTATTTTAATAGATATCTAACGTTTGTTGAATGGAAGAAAGTTTGCTATATACGCCCAAGTTATGAAATGATGGATACTATTAGTGTTTTTACTAAACTAAAATCTATATGGCTTGCTGGACACCCCCTTGGATTGGTTCATCCGAAGGCTATATCTGGTAACACAGAAAAAGAAATAACTAAAAAATATTTGGAAAATCTATTCAACTCTGAAGATAGAATGGCATGCCAACCGTTTGTCGTCGCTGGGAAGTTAATGGGGGTTAGTATCTGATATAAATCATAACAATAATCTGTTATGATTTACATTTATTTCCGAGTTGTAAAACAATAGTATATAAATCCTAAAACCATACCTATTGTATGAACCTTAAATTTGTTACATGGAGATATAATACATGCACTACTTATACCGTGGTTACACTCTCCTTTATTTGTTATTTGACTGGTTATTTGACTGGTTGTTTGACTTGCTTGTATAGTCGTAGGTGTCACATTAGCTGTTAACTCTTCCTCTTGACTGTCGATATTGTGTACATTACAATATATATCTAGCCATGGTTGATCTATATTAAGTAAAAGTAAATCATCGTTATTGACATTCAACTTCTGAGCTCGTGAATACAATTCTTCTATACTGGAGGCGTCGAAATCAGAAAATTCATCATCGTTCATATTGTTCATTTATAAACTACCTGTCTTATTTAAATCCTTTATATACGTCGTATAAAAATTCAGCCTTATCTATATTATCTAAAGTGTTTAATGTTTTTATGCTTATAATCGGTAATCTAAAAGTTCGGGTATCTTTTTTAACATTGTCAAATACAAATACTACAGTGTCTTTGTTGAATGCATAATCAAGTTCAACGTTATAGTTTATCACGTCGACCATCTGATATGAATCTTTGATTGGTACATGACGTTTCTTTGCTGTTTGTTGTTCTTCCTTTATACACATAAATTCATACAACATACTCTCAACACCTTGTATAATTGTATACAATGAATCTACAAATATATATTTATCTATTTTATTAATATTACAAAAAGATGATATTTCTCTGGTTATTTGAAATAAGTCGTTCATAACATTCGTAGCACATTTATTGCGATTTGTTACATACAACTTTTTATTAATTTTGGCACTATCTATAACTCCTTTTAAGATATATAATAAACTGTAAGTATCTCTATTCATTTTCTCCAACTTACTAAATTGTGTGACAAACGAAATATATGCTTCTCTTAAATTAGGACATTCACATTTTCTCATGGGAGTTGTGATGGCAGTTTGTATTATTTCTATACAGTAGTGTGTTTGTGTATTAAATAAACTTGATGGGGTCTTTATCTTGGACAAGCTTTTCGAGATATATTCTACGGCTCCTTTTTCAGCTTTTGGGTGTATATCCCATCCTGAATCCGTATCAACAGGATATTTATAAAATATATTTTTAACAATTTGTCTAAACTTTTTGGATTCTTTGCCGTCTCTTTTTTGTCTAAACTCTTTTGAAACTGTTAATAGAAACAACTTGAAATCAGCTAGCCAATCAAATCGATCGCATGTAAAACCAATTTCGGTGTGTGATAGTGTTTGATATAATGATCTATCTGACATACCACCCGCGAATGAAAATCCAAAATCTATAATTACTGGATAATGACCGTAACTTGGTACATAATAGTATCTATTGTTATCCAACACGTACAGAAAAACTAAATTGGTGTCACATTTTTTCATCATAATATTGTTTGAGTGAAGATCATAATGTGTAAACTTCAGGTTAGTTTGTGCATATAGTATACCAATCATGACTTGTTTAACAATCGAATATAAAGTGTGCATTTCGATTTTTGGAGATATAATATAGTTATAAAATTTACAACTGTCACTTAAATATTCAAGTAACAACATTTCACTATCAATCGGCTTCTTGTCTGTGAGGACGAATGGGTTTTTTTTGGTGTTTACGATAGTATTAGTCTTAATTTTTATCATACCAACACCCCTACAGAAATGTGGGCAGAAGTTTGACATAGTATTTAATCGTTGAATTATATTCCATTCATGTCTTATTAAGTGATCGATATGTTTGGATAATTTAAAACAATATGAAACCTTTGGGTTTTTTGTATTTAATAGTCCAGTCAATCCTTGTTTTCCACTCTTATTAAACGTGTGTTTATAACGTAACCACAATGTAGGACTTGACACATAATTATTCTCATAATACTTTTTAATACGGTTAAATCCAGATAGTTCACTAAGTGTGTAATAATCATTGTCAAATTTATCCATTATTTATAGATTGTATACCATTTTTAAATATACAATCTATATCCAATACTATACTTACTTACTTGGGCTTTACTGAAAACTTGATAATTAAAATAACAATTACAGGTGCAAACGGAATATGTAATGCAAACAAGAGAAGAGGACATAATACCTGTGCCCAGCATTCGAGTTCAGACCAATGCATGACAAGTAATACTAGAGCCCATATAAAAACAGCAAGATAAACAGCAAGTAGAACCATAAAGACACCTACTGCTACTCCTAGAATCTTTCTATCTTGGACTGTTAGTGGTCGTGGTTGTACTCCACCAGGACCGATATTGTGTATAGGTTGATCAGAAGATGGAGTAGGTACTGGACCAGCTACGGGGTTCTCAGATGTGCCTGCTGCAACTGCTCTCATCATCATCATATCACCTCCAGTATAAGGTGTGAATGTAGTGTAGTTGAAGTTTTCCTTTTGTTTCATATATTCATCGATTAGTTGTTTGTTGTCCGAATATGCTTTAAGAAGCTGGTAAAGAGAGATGTTCATTTATTTAACAATTTTTTTTTTATTTATACTAATTCTGTTCGATGAACAAAAATGGATCCGAGTCATTTCCAATTTTTTTCAGATCAACACATGTAGTTTTTGCCATCTCGCATAGTTTGTCTTTAATCGGTACTCTGTTATCACAATATGTACACACACCATTGTCTTCACTTTTAATATAGTTCCAACACACTTTACCGCCTTTACCTGGACATTTAATAGTAGTGTGTTTTTGTAGGCATTCCAGTATATACTTCTTATTTGTTTCCTTTATAATATAGGTATTCCTACTTTCAGATACTGTTTTGCATAAACTATCATCATCTATTGTATATCCACAGCTAATCATCTGCTTAAGTGTTGTATGTACGGATATATATTTATCAGTAAGTTCTAACATGTTATTATAAAAGGTTGTCAGATCATCTGCATTACTATAGAACTTGCTATATAGCTCCTTGGTCTTATCCTTTTCCCGTATCATCGTAGCTTCTAATTCTACTAACGTTTTGAGTTTATCTTCATCCTTTTTTATATCATCGTCCAACTTCTGGATATTATGTTTGATATAAGTGTTAAATAACGTGTGGGTATTATTGTTGTTTATTTTATTATTTAATTGTATTACAGTTTGTTTATTTTTAGATATAGGTATATTTAATTGTTCTATTGTTCGTTTAACTTCTTCGTGTACAGAGTCCAGTTTTGAACTAAATTCTGTATCTGAATATATATGTTTTGTATCGAAATATGTATGTAATTTTAATCGTTTAAGAAGGTCTTTAATTGATTGAGTAGGATGTTCAGGCATTATCATATCTCGTATTTTATCCAATTTAATTAATTGTCCATCTAGTTTATCAATCTCTGAATATTTTAATTCGGTTATATTAAACTGTTTTTTATAAAATTCGTCCATTTTATAAAAAAAGATACCTTTTTAATACCTATTAACGATAACCCATTGGATTGGAAGATTGCATCATCATAGGAGGTCGAGTTATTGGAGTACGTTGCATCATAGGAGATTGCATCATAGAAGATTGCATCATAGGAGGTCGAATTATTGGAGTACGTTGCATCATAGGAGATGGTAACATATATGGAGATGGCTGGTATTCTGGGTCTGAACTCGAACTTCTCATGTAAACACCCACCATAATTAACAAACCTAACACTACTACGGATACTGTTACAATAACTATAATACCGGTGGTTGTTTTGTAGAAAGGTTTATCATCATCTTTACTGTCATCTTTTTTATCGTCATCCTTTTTACTGTCATCTTTTTTATCGTCATCTTTTTTGGAAGAATTCGAGTCGGGATCAGACGCTGGTGTTGGGTTTGCGTTGGGATCAGACCCTGATGGGGAAGACCCTGATGGGGAAGACCCTGATGGGGAAGACCCTGATGGGGAAGACCCTGATGGGGAAGACCCTGATGGGGTAGACCCTGATGGGGTATTTGGCTGATCTTTAGGGGTGATAACTCGGCACTTTGAATCTTGTTTTATATCAATATTTCCTGAAATAGTACCATCATTGTTTATCTTGACCTCTTGGGTACATTCTTGGAGAATCGTTGACTTACATTCAGTTAGTGGTTTTTGTAGATATAATGATTTTCCGCAATCTGGAAAGAAACATTGACGTTGAGGATCTAAAATACCCTCAGGAACGTTTAATTTTTTACTCATATCAGAATAATAGTTGTCATATATTTTTTGATCGTCATAGTAACAACCGCAAATTTTACGTAAATCATCATCAACATTACCAGGATTCTTTCCCTTGCAGAAATCAGCGATTGCTCCGGCACATTTAGATACGGTGCCTTGAGGATTGAAATCAGGGTCAGCACAGTACCGTGAACACGCCTGAGATTGTAGATTTTTCTGTGAATGACTTGATACACATAATTGAACCATAGTGTTATCTAGTTGTTGTCTATTTTGCGTTTTAAGACGCTCATAATTGATTAGAGCAAAGTCAGGGTCTGAACCCATTTTCGTTATCAACCATTGTTCACAATCATGGGACATACCATGCGTGTCTGAACAATATTTTTGGGGGCACTGAGCTGGTCCGTGTCCTAGGGAATCTACATTTGTACAGCATTTTAAAATATCATCATCAGTTTCGGGATAGTCAGTTCGGCAACAGATAGCTGAATCCGCAAATCCATATCCGCAATTTTTGGTAAAATCATGTTGTAGTTTGTTTTGTGAATCAATAAATTCAGGTCGTTTTTTGCCAGTAGAGTCCATGGGAGCAGCACCCGGCCATGGCCCTGACCCCTTTGTAAATCCATTACAATCATTGGATGTTTTACCGGGACTGCTATCCCACCTGGTAGCTTGTACTGTTCTAGCCATAACAGTATCTCTACCTGTAGCACTCAATTCTGGACATGTAGTATAATTTGACATTTATTATTAGAATTTATTTTATTTATTTGTTTAATACATCCCACCCGTTTCGCTTGTTATAACCAACCCCCCTATGTATATTAAGGTCATCAAGGACGATATAATAATAGTAGGGTAATTGGTTTTTTGAACTTTATCTGTACCTTTTATTGTTTTTAGCCACACGAAGTTCAAGACTGAACATACGAGTATAGTTGCAAAAATAATTAATCCTATTAAATTGTTCATTTATTCTGGAAAAATTTTTCCAAAATAAATGAACAAAAAACTAATCATCGGAGTAAGTCTAACAGGACTTATACTCATAGTTGTTGTTATAGCTATGGTAGTTAGTGCTAGGAAAAACAGCAGTGCTTCTATTTTAGAATCACAACGTAGAATGGAATTACGTAATCTATTATTGACAGATAAACTTGTCAAATGTAGCGATAAACATTACCAAGGAGTCGTGGATTGCGCACTTGAAAAATTCATGACTCAGTATGACTATAATGTTATAAAGAACGCTCTTACAAGTAAAGTGCTAACATCAAATATGTTTTTAGTGATAGGTAGTTGTATGACACCTGAAGCTATGACCGACGTATTTATGGATAAATATTCAGTACCTAGAAATATCGCTATGTGTTGTGTAAACGCTGCATTCTCACATTCAAAACAATTACCTTTACCAACAATAGAAATACTAAACGACGATGTGCAAGCTAAAAAATTGATTGAGAGCTGCACACCCAGCA